AAGCAACTTGACGACCGACCTAAGTACAACTTTACTGAACGACAGCTATGGGAGTGTACAGATTGTGATTGATCACATCCTGATTGACGGCGATTACCTGGCATACCGATGTGCGTTCCTTAACATCGGAGACCGCCTTGATCTTCTCAGCATGTTGCAAGGTACGGTCCACCAATGGCAAACAGAGGTTGTCAGTGCCTTCGATCTTAAGAACCCTCAGGTTACTTTGTGCCTGTCCAAGTTCAAGCAACCTAACTTCAGGCACGAACTATACCCTCAATACAAGCACATCCGAAAGGGTAGAACATTGCCCGACGATCTTTCACCCTCGTATCAGATCCTCGAAGACCCGAGTACCATCGGGTATCCGTATCGAGCGCAGTCCGGTCTAGAAGCTGACGACATTATGGGCATCCTTGGGACAGCCTATGAATCCACGGTCATCGTGACCGTCGATAAAGATCTGCAGTCTATCCCAGGTAGACACTACAACCCTGTCAAGCAGAAAGCTGTGATCGTGTCTCCTGACCAAGCCAACCACAACTTTATGACACAGTGGTTGACGGGCGATGCGACCGACTGCGTGCCTGGTATGTACCGTGTCGGTCCTGCCAAGGCCGCCAAGATCCTAAGTCAAGACGGTAACAAAGAAGATCTTGTCCTGCAAGCCTATCAGAAAGCAGGATACTCATACAACTACAGCGTTCAGCAAGGTCAGTTGGTAAAGATTCTTGACAACCAACACATCATCGGCCCCGTGGACACGGCCATCGAATACCAATCGTGGCAACCCACAAGCACATACAGGTGGTAAATGGCCTGCGAACTAAGAAACGACCTTGCGCTTTCGATCCCTCTAAGGATTGTTTTTTACACAGCAGACGATTTGCTGAAGATGGAAGACATCTCACTGATCTCGAAGATCTGGTGGTGGATCAGAGCGCGATTGATTGAAGTACTGACAGGTTGGAAGTACTGTCATGTCCAAGCGTTTTATGATGAGATGACTCACTACACACCGTATCATGGTACTTCGTTTGCCATGTACGCATCTAGTGACAATAGACCATGGAGTGTTCAGTACCTTTTGTATGATATGTGGTTTCACGACTTCCCGTATATTCCGGCAGAGATTTCATTCTGGAAGAATCTACGATGGTGGTGGAACAACTACCGAGGCCGCAGACCAAGAAACTGCATGGCCGAGGTCGAATACATCATGCGAATGACGCTGACAAAGGAAACTGATTATGCCTGTAAACTTCGGTGTAAGTTCAAATCAATTGAACAAATTGAAAAGTCGATTCTTCGGGGTGAGTGGGGGAGATTCCTCCAGCGACTGCCCGGTGACCCTGACCCCAGAGTTTGTTCAATGGCTCCAAAAGAAGGTGGATTCTTTGGAGTGGAACAGATCTGACGGAAAGAACTCGGTATCACCCGAGGATATTGCATTCATTACTGGACAACAGAAGATTGTCCGTATTATTGAAAACGAAATGGAGAAGCAACGTGGGCAGTAAATCTCCTCCTCCCGTTCCTTACATTCCTCCCGCACCTAAACGAGAAGATCTAGCTGCAGAAGATTATGCCAAGAAAGCCGCAGAGTTGCGCTCTCTTAGAGAATCAACTATGGCAAGAAACGCTCAATTGAGAGAGCGTGGACGACAATCATTGACCAACCCCGGACTGGGGATTCCGGAGTAAGCAATGACAGAACAAACACTTGAACAGCGGTTTGACACACTCGAATCAGAACGACTGATCCTGTTGGATCGCAAGCGTGAGTGTGCCGAATACACATTTCCCATCATGTTGCCTCCCGAGAACTGGGACGAGCAAGATGAACTTGATACCCCTCTGAACTCCGCTCCCGCTATCGGAGCCGCAGCCTTGGCCGCTAAGATTGCCAACGCTGTGTTGCCCACCAATGGATCTCCCATCGTGTCTCCGAACGTGATGGTTCCTGTTGGTGTGCCAGTCGCCGCTTACGAGCAGGTTCAGAATACGATCTCGATGTACGATGCCGAGATTATGACCCGTCTTCAGTCAAGCAACTTCCGACCCGAACTGCACAACGTGTGTTTGGATCTGGTTATTATTGGAGACACCTTGCTGGAGTTGTTGCCCAACGGTAACTTCCGCAAGCATCGGCTTGATAACTATGTCGTCATCCGTAAGGAAGACGGTTCGATCTATGAGTTGGTTGTGCGTACTTGGGTTGATCCCGAGACGCTTCCTGACCGACTCAAGAACAGACCCGGACCGTCAGGCTCCTACAAGCAGGGCAATCGACTTCTGGAACCCAAGTACACACGCTGTGTGTGGAACGAGGGCAAGAAGCGGTACGATGTCACTGACGAATTCCGTGGTGAACCGATCAACAGCAAGACCTACTACACGGTGTTGCCGTACTTTGCCCTGAAGTACGGAACCTCCGCTAGTAACAACTACGGCCTGAGCATCATTGAATCCCTCCTAGGTGACATTAGATCGCTTATGGCGCATTCTCTTGCCCTGTTGCAGGGAAGTGCCGCCAACTCGGAGTTCCGCCTGTGCGTCAATCCTGCCGGAGTTACGGACCTCGGTCGTATGGCCAACTCTGCCAACGGTGACTGGGTGTCCGCCCGCAGGGAAGATGTGTTCGTCATGCAACTCGGCAGTCCTGTTCAGGTTCAAGTAACCATGGCGGCTGTCGAGAAGTTTGAGCAGACGATTCTGAAGGCGTTGCTGTACAACCTAGCCTATACGGGTCAGAACCGTGAACGTGTCACGGCTACGGAAATTAATGCCACCATTCAATCAATTGAAGGCGGCTTGTCAGGTATCCTGAGTGCCATCACCCAGGAGTTGCATGTGCCGCTTGTGAAGCGTTTGTCATTCAACATGGCAAACGACCAGAACACAGATCAGAACGTGCGTGTCCTTGCTCAGGGTGTCGTCAATGACGTTGCACCCCTGAAGTTGCGTTCAGGTATTGAAGCGTTGCATCGTGAAATTCAATCTATGCGTCTGATGCAGGGTGTCCAAATTATCGGCGGACTGCCTCGTGACGCAATCCAAGATATCAAATGGCGTAATGTTGTGTTTGACTTGATGGCTGGTCTCGGCTTCGTGGGTGATCGTTATCTCCTGACCGAAGAAGAGAAGATGCAAGCACAACAGCAGGCAATGCAAATGCGTGTTGCCGAGGAGACCGCTACATCAGCAGGTGTCGCCGCTGGCGAACAGATGATGCAGCAGCCTCAAATGCCGCCTGAAGGAGTTGCTTAATGTCTATCAGTGTGGAACAACTTGAGGATTATTACAAGAACAATCCCGAGGCCATGGAACCTAAGTTCAATGGTGATGCTAAGAAAGCGGCTGAGGCTTACAAGAATCTTGAATCGGCTCTGACCAAGACGAAGCAAGAGTTGGCCCAGCTTAAGAATTCGACCGAAGCACGTCAGGTTACGGAGAACAAGGTAGTGACTACGGACTCCTCAAGGAACGAGCCTGTACCTACCAGTATCCAGCCCTTGGATGGTCTGAAGATCCCTGACCCTCCCAAGTCCAACGTGTGGGACAAGGTTGACACCGACATGCGCGATCACGGCGTGATCTCCGAGGAGACAGCCGCTGAACTCAAGGCGAACGGTGTCCCGGATCATTTGATTCATAACTTCCGTGAGGTTATGAATTACGCCGCCAAGTCCAAGCAGGAGCAGGCAATGAAGTTGCTCGGAGGCCAAGAAAACTACGAGGCCACGGTCAAGTTTGCCATGTCTCTGCCTGAGGCTGAACGACGAGAAATCAATAAGGCGTTGAAGACCGATGCTTGGTCCACAGTACTGAGCGGTCTTCAGTCTCGACGGCTTGCTACTACAGCAAACGAACCCGTCAGAGACATCGCCGTCACTTCTTCATCTGGCACTGTCGCCAATCGCATTGACTTCAAGTCACACAATGACCTGATGCGTGCGATGGCGAATCCTCGATACCGATCTGATCCCGATTATCAGAACATGATCGTGGAAGCCAGCAATCGCTTCTATGCAAAGAAGAACAAGAAATGAAGAACGCACCTGTAGCCCACAGGTTACAGGTGCATTTACCACCATTCATCTGCGTGCAAACGCCGATGACACACTCCGCTCACCCAAGTGCCACAACCCTTGGGTGGGTTTCTCGATATGTCCCTGCCTGAGGGCGGTTGACCTCTATCGACGGTTCGATGTCGGCTGTCTGTGGCTCGTCGTGTTGACGAACAACCCGTAATGACAATAACCAACTGAGGCCGTTGTGTATTTATATTATTTTTAGTTTTATTAGACAAGGAAATTACACATGGCAATTTTTCGTCCCGGCTCAGACACCGCTAGTGGTGATCTGAATCCCAATGAACTTTGGCTCCCGATCTTCTCGGGCGAGACCTATCTCGCCTTTGAAGAGAACAACATCTTCGGCGGCATGGTGTCCATGCCCGTGATGCAGAAGGGTCTCGAATTCATCTTCAACTACTTTGGTACGGCCTCCAGCGAAACGCACGAGTCCGGCGCGACCATCGTTGGTACTGGCATCGCCAAGACCCAGCGTTCGGTGTACGTCGATGAGCGTCCGCTGTTCACGGCTGCCGAGTTTGAAGATGTCGATGAACTCTTCGCTCAGTGGGAATACCGCTCCAACGTGGCCCTTGAGCATGGTCGTGAACTTGCTCGTCAGCTCGACAAGCGTACGGCCAAGCTGATCTGTAAGGCCGCTATGACGGCTCGTCCTGGTGCGCTTACGGACTTCCGTGGTGGTAACCCTGACGGCAACGGCGGTAACACCACGCTTGCCAACGGCGGTAACATCCTGACTGGTTGGAACGCCGCAAGCAACAACCGTGATCGTGCGGTGCTGGTCCTGAAGGCGATTGACAACTACAACGTCAACGCTGATCAGATCAACCTGCCCGAGGGCGAGCAGACCTACTGCGTGGTTACGCCCGCCGTGTGGCACGCTATGCGTGACATTCAGAGCGTGATCTATGTCCCCGCATCTAACGGCTATAACGGTTCGCCGATGGCCGCTGATATGACGATCCCAGGCAACCCGAACCCGGGTATCCATGCTGGCATGATGCGTAAGGATCACCTCATGTACAAGGGTGTCCACATCTACCAGAGCAACAACATCCCGACCACGGACACCTCGTCCACCGAACCCACGAACACTTGGGGCGGCAACTTTACGAAGACGGTCGGCATGATTTGGAAGAAGTCCTCGGTCGGTCTTGCCATCGTTCGCGGTGTCAAGGTCGAGACGGGTCGCAACGTCAGCACCCAGAGCGATCTCCTCGTGTCCTCCATCCATACGGGTGGTGGTGGCCTTCGTGTTGAAGGCGCGTGGCGTTTGATTGACGATACCTAATTCATAATTTTACTCACACATAGGAGATATAACTCATGGCAGTTTACGATAATAAAGCTCAAGAGTTCGTTCTTGATGACGATTGCTCATACTCGAATGCGGCTGCAACAGGCGAATACGGCGTTTCGTCGTCGTCCGGCTTGTATGTTACCCGCATTAACCAGAAGGCTGTTCTCGGCACCCTCTGGGCTGTGATGAACCTCGGTACGGTGGCTAACACCGGAACGATTCAGATCAACGATGACGGCACTATCAGCCTGTTGGTTGCTGGCGGTCTCGCCCTGTCTACGGCTACGGGACAGGCTCTTGTTGATACCTCGACCGGTAACTCCAGCACGACCGACAACAAGTTGAACATTGGTTGGTTCACGGGAACTGACGGCAACAAGTATCTTGCCGTTTGTAACCGTCTTGAAGGAATCAGCGTTGCCGCTGGCAAGATCAAGATCGCTCGCGTTGCTTGATATTTAAATACAACAAAACCCCACATTCAGAAATGGATGTGGGGTTTATTTCTTTAATCAGGAGATTATATGTCTAACATGAGATTCTCTCGTCTCACCGCCGTCAATCGCATTCTGATGTTTGCAGGTGAACAGCCCGTCAACTCTTTGTCCGATGATGGTATTAATGACACTGCCTTGGCCGAGGCCGCCTTGGATCAGTGTACCGCAGAAATTCAGAAGGAAGGTCTTACCGTTAACACGGAAATCCATACCTATGCGCCTGATGTCGAAGGTAACATCTATCTTCCCACAGGCACTCTGAGGGTGGATGCCGTCAAGTTCAACCGTAACGTGACTCAACGTGGGTATCAGCCAACTCGACTGTATGATCTTGACAACAACACCTACACCTTTACGGATGAGATTGAAATCAATCTCGTTGTCGGTATTGCGTTTGAAGATCTGCCGATGGACATTCAGTTCGCCATCGTAGACAAAGCCGCCCGCATGTATCAGATGATCACTGTCGGTGATACCAACATGGATCAGATTCTGGCCGAACAGGAGCTTCGTTCCCGCATGGGAATGATGCGAGCCAACGAAGAACAGGGCGACTTCAATCTGTTTAAGAACATGAACAACAATGCGTACTGGGCTGTCACGAGATTGCGTAAACCCAGTGCCAAGTACAAGGGGTTGATCGACAATGGCTACTAATCCATTCCCTATTCCGTCCTTTATCGGTGGTGTATCTACCCAGCCCGAGTCTCAGCGTGTCATGGGACAGACCTCTGAATCCTTGAACACCGTGTTGCCTATTGAGAAGGGATTGTCCAAGCGTAATGGTACGCTACCGATCATCCCTCCCGGACGAGCCAACCACAGTCTCGATCTTACTGAAAGCAGTAAGATGTACTTTCATTGGATTGATCGAGACACAAGCAGACGCTTTCTTGTTGTAATCAGATCCGATGCTGCGACAAACAATGACGACATGATTCAGATCTACGATGCGTTGACTGGCGCAAAGAAGACTGTTACATACGATACTACGAATGGAAACCCCAGAGTATATCTTAACACCAACAACAGCACCAGTTCGATCAAGTGTATCAGCTTCGGCGATACCACCTTCCTGTTAAACACTGAAGTGACTGTCGCCACAGCCGGTACTGCCAACAGTTACACTTATACAAGTACACATGAAATTGATACTGTAACAAACCCATCTACAAACGCCGATAAGGGTAGTATTAAAATCAGTGTTGTCGGTTCTAACAGATTTATTCCTGCAGGAACTACGTTCAACATTCGTCTTAAATCAGACAATTCACTTGTATTAAGTTCAGGAGTTCCTGTAGTTTATACGGTAAGTCACGATGCGTATGTAAACACTAATGATGACGACATAACTATGAAGTTTACAAGAAGTGCATCTGTGAATATCAGTGCTTCAACACATAACTTGAGCTTTGTAAACACATCCGTTGACGCTCCTGAAAACTATAGATATCGTTCATCTTACACAGACTTTCCTGAAAAACCGACAGCCAACGATCAGTATTGGTATGCTGCAGAAGATTCTGTTGGAAATCCCGCAGGATACTATCAGACTCAGAACTATAACAACGATGGTCCTAAGTATAAAAGAGTTCCTGCAAAAGAAGCGGGCTGGAAACTCGATGCGGCTACAATGCCTGTCAAGTTGTTCTATAATGCAAACGATACCTTTACCTTGTCATGTTATGACTGGATTCCAAGATACTCTGGCGATACTCTGACCAACCCGAATCCGAAGTTTGTTGGTAAGAAACTGACTTCCATGGCGTTTCATCAAGATCGTTTGTGGTTGTCTTGGGATGAATTTGTTATTGGTTCGGCAATCAGCGATTATGGAAATTTCTTCTTAGATAACTGGAGACAAGTAGGAGACACCGATCCTGTCGATGTTGCAACATTCGGAACTACAGTTACACAAGTAAGACACATGGTTTCTTTCGGAATCAGTCTTGTTCTGTTCTGCACCGGATCTTATCAATATGAAGTAAGAGGAGGAGGAGACGGAGGAATCACCCCTACTTCAGTAAACATCTTCTCCACTACTCGACACTCTGTTGACCACTCGTGTCCTCCTATCTTCATGGGAGGACGATTGTTCTTCTTGAGCAAAGAAGATCCATCTAGGTTGTATGAATACTTCTTCTTGGATACATCAAACAGCAATACTGCAGTTGATATTTCATTGCATGTTCAAGGCTGGTTACCAAATACTCCAAAAGAATTGCGTTCAATCGGTACTCAGAACATGGTATTGGCCACGTTTGAGGATGATCCATCAAGCATTTATGTACACTATTGCGTCTTGATGGCAAATGAAAAAATCCAAGCAGCTTGGTGCAAGTGGCGGTTTGGTGTTATCACTAACACTAATGGAACCGAGACGCTGGTTGATTCCATCAAATCATTTAATACTTTTGATTCTTGGGTGTATATCCTTGTCAAACGAGGCTCTAGCTATTATCTTGACAAGCTGTTTATCGGAGACGAGTCTAACGACTCAGGTCTTTCTTTCTCCAATAAGCTAGATAGACGATTTACGGTTACTGGAACGTATAACTCAAACACCAAAATTACATCGTGGACTTTGCCGTTCTTAGACGCTTCTATTGATAAAGTAATTCTTGGTTCTGCATTTGGTTCCAAAGCAGGATTCGAGCGTGTTGTAACAAACACCACGGTTGGAGGCGTGACCGTATTGACATGTACAGGTAAGTTTGATGCAGGATCATGCTTTGTTGGTCGCTCATATAACATGGTTGTTGAACTGACACCGCCCTATGTAAAAGACCAAAACAATCGTGTTGTTCCAGGTACAATTTCTGTCATGGGTCTACGTTTACTCCATAAGAAAACCGGATATTATAAAGTAGAAGTCAAACCATTCAAACGAGAAACAAGTACACACGTTTTCAATCCTCTTCGTATCGGTTCAGCCGTAACGGGGTTGATATCAATTGAGAACGAT